TTGACATTTTCCAGCTGGGATATAGGAATTGGGGACAGTACTGCAATTTGGGTGTGGCAGCAAGTAGGAAACGAAGTGCATTTTTTGAATTACTACGAGAACAGTGATGAACCTTTGCCACACTATGTTAACTGGATTAAGAAACAGCCCTATACCTTTGAAAAACATTTCATGCCCCATGATGCTGCTTCTCGTTCGAAAGCGACAGGCAAGTCATATGCTGATATCGCGCGCAGTCTAGGACTTAAAGTGGATATTATTCCTTTAGATGCAAACGAGATGTTTGGTATCGAAGCTGTGAGAAATATGTTCCCTAGATTTTGGTTTGATCAATCTAAGTGTGACAAAGGCATTAAAGCAATCGACGCATTTAAAAAAGAATGGAACGAAAAGTTGGGATGTTACAGAGAAAAGAGTTTGCATGACTGGGCTTCTCACGGCGCAAAGGCTTTGATCTATGGCGTACAAGCAATCAATAAAATGCAGATTGGTAAAGGACTCACTGCTGAGGAATGGAAACGATTAAGAAACTCTCACACCTAGGTAATATGGAAATCATCGAAGAATGGCCAGAAGGAACAGATCCCAATCCTAAGCTGATCAAAAGCTGTAAGAATTGCAGGCACTTCTGTCCGTATGTTTACGAATTTGATACAGATACACCCAGCGAACAATTGGTATCAGATTATGGCGAGTGTAGACGATTTCCACCTAAGCTTGTGCCGGCAGAAGATAATGGATTCCCTGTAGTCGAAGAAACTAGCTGGTGTGGCGAATTCGACTTTTAAAGTAAAATTTCACATAATAAGGAGAGAGGTACCTAGTGGATTTTTAATAAAAATTAGCTAGATATTAAACCAAAATCCAGTGGATTAATGGCCTATTCTCCTCAGCCTAACGATAAAGTTTATAAATTTAATCAGTTCTTTTACGATGCTTATCGCACCTGGGGAACTTACTACGCCGCGGCCTACAAAGATCTTCGAAGTTATGCGGGCGACAACTGGACTCAAGTAGAGAAGACTGCTCTCCAACAGCAGAAAAGAATGGTCCTAGAATTGAATAAGATTCGAAGGGTCGTCAATCTTTATTCTGGTTTCGAAAGAGAGAATCGTGTCAGCACAGTCGTTGCCCCAATCGAAGATTCAGATGAAGAAACAGCTGATGTTTTATCAGATGTTATGATCTATGTATACGAAAAAGGCGATGCTCATCATGTCATTTCTGAAGCTTTTGAACATTCACTAAAGACGGGTCTAGCGATTGTCGGTATTTATATCGACTACACAAAAGACAAAGTGAATGGCGATATCAAGTTTTATTGGAAGCCATTTAACGCACTGATGCTTGATCCATACTTCACTAAGAGATCATTGGAAGACTGCGATCAAGCATCTACACGCGATCTGTTAAGCCGAGAGCAAGTCAAGAGTATGCTGCCTTGGATTGATCCTACGGTGATCGATAACATTCCCACAGGCATTAGAGATAACAAATATCAGTATTTGGGTATCTATCGCCAATACAATTCGACTTACATTGCCAAAAATCTACTAACGTATGACCAGTTTTGGGTACGAGTAAACAAACCTCAAAAATATCTAGTCGATCTAGAAACAGGGGTGACAGAGGAGTGGAATGGAACACCAGAAGAAGAATCAAAAATTCATGAAGCGATCGAGCGTAATCAAGAAGTACAGATCATCAATTCCTACAAGAGGACAGTTGAGCTCAACATTATTGTTGGTGGTCGCCTCCTGTATTCTGGTCCTGATCCTACCGGTCTGGATTGTTTTCCTTTTATCCCCATAATCGCTTATTTCGAACCATTAATCGATACATACGAATTAAAGATACAAGGGCTAGTTCGCTCTATTAGAGATGCGCAACGCCAGTACAACCGTCGCCATAGCCAAATTATAGATATCATGGAATCGGTCATCAATACTGGCTGGATTTCAAAGAACGGCGCAGTAGTAGATCCAACAATGCTTTTGCAATCTGGACAAGCCAGAAACATCGTTCTTAATGATGGATTCGATCCATTATCAGATATCAGAGAAATCAACGCACCACAAGTCCCTCCAGGATATTTACAATACCAAGATATCATCGACAAAAACATCATGGAGATTCCTGGTGGATCTGAAGAACTACTTGGAATATCTTCCACCGGCGATAGCCAAGTTTCTGGAAGACTCGCAGAAGTGCGGGCATCTAACGGCCTAAAAGGTAATCGCGGCTTGTTCGACAATCTTGAACAATCCTTAAAATGGCTAGGTGATATCGTTTTACGAGCCATCCAATTAAATTTCACACCCGGAAAAGTCTGGCGTATAACAAAGCGTGATCCTACGCCAGAATTCTTCTCCGGTCAATTCGGTCAATACGACTCAGTAATAAAAGAAGCTGTGCTGACACAGACTCAAAAAGCTGCCTACTATTATCAACTACTTCAGCTTAGAGAAATGGGAATCGCCATACCTGATGATGAGATCATCGATGCTGCTCCTTTGCAAGGCAAAGGTCGTCTCAGAGAGAAAATGGCTGAGATTGCACAGCAACAACAAGAAGCTAGTAAAATTGCAATGGAAACAGAGAATCGTCAAGCCAAGCTTGAGATGTCTCAGATCGATAATAACTTGGCTCTTGCTCAAGAGCGAAGAGCTAGAACCATTGCAGATATCGGCCTTGCTCGCGAACGAATTAGTGAAGGCGAACAAAACCGAGCCAAAGCCTTACTCGATAATGCGAAGACTTTCGCAGAGATCGAAAATCTTGATCGCTCACATTTCTTGGAAACCATGCGCTTTGCTCATGAAACCAGGATTGAGGGAGATCAACACACACAAGAAACTCTCCAACGCGATGTCGAGTTGGGAGAGTCACTAAACGGAGGAGAGCCAAATGGCTAAACAAAAGATGGCTAACATGACCGGCTACAGTTCGGGATATGTGCCACCAAAGGGTTCGGCTGGAGCCGCTGCAAAAGGCGAGTACTCAAGCAAATCTAATCCAAAATCTGTACCCCGCAAAGGTTCGTCTCTCGAGGGCGATATGGGATATGGACACAACTCTGACCGAGGCAAAGTAATGGGTCTCAAGAAGCAACAAGCGATGAATGAGAACTTAAGAGGCCAAGCGGGATGTTAATTCTTCCAAGAGATGATCAATTAGATGCTCACAAAAGCGCACGTAAGGGTTTAGAAAACCACTACAACTCCGAAATGGAGAAGATATTAAACGCTAATGCTCACAAGCAAGAGATCTATTGGATTCTTGGAAAAGTCCGATTTCCTGAGGAATTCGGAGGTACAGTCGGCAGAACTTTTCTACAAGCTTCGGATTCGAAGCCACCAGTAGTAAAGAACGCATTTCTGTACGAGATCGATAACAAGCGTGGTGTCAAAACACTTCTTTGGGTCATGCACCCAGATGGTTCTTTGAGACTTCCAACGCTTGGAAAAACGATCACTGTGTCGCCGGCAAAACGGGCGAAAAAGGGCGTTAAAGTCTAGGTCGCCAATAGACATAAGGGCCGCCGCCATATCGGGCGAAAATACGGGTGAAGAATGAGTGAAGAAAAAATAGACGACCAACAAATTCCTGTCTCCGAGGAGCATGTTGTCGATGACGTGGTTACTGAACCTATAGTGCAAGAAGCACCAAGGACAGTTCCCCTTGAAGCTTTAGAGGCTGAACGCCGCAAGCGTCAAGAAGTAGAAGCACAGAATCGTGCACTACAAGATTTCATGGTGAAGTCTAAGGCTGATGAAAAGCCTTCAGATGAAGCAGATGATGACGATGATTTCATCACAAAAGCTGAGATGAAGAAGAGACTTGAAAAAGTCACGTTCTCTCAGAAGCGAGAGGTATTGGAAGAAGCATTTTGCGAAAACAAACCTGAAGCAGTTGAACTGATCAATAAGCATCTACAAGAAATAATTAAAAGAAAACCCTGGTTAGCTTCCACCATAGATTCTGCTCAGAACCGGTATGCTAGAGCATACGAGATTGTACAAGATTACATGCCCAAAGAAGAAAAAGTCGCTCCCGCTAGTAAGTTTAGTCGACCACAAGCGGAAGCGAAGAAGATCATTGAGAACTCTCAGAAACCTGGGAATCCTACAACGATCGCCAAGGCTGCAAATGGTAGCAACTTAGACTACTTAAAGTCAATCCAAGGGAAACCTGAGTTCAGAGACTATCGAAGGAAAATGCTATCCGGGGGCTAACCGAAAGGAAGCCCTAAATGGCAAACGGAATAACAACAACCACCCAGGTAGATCCTGAAGTACAGATCTACTTTGATAACGTGCTGTTAGACAGACATCAACCGTATTTCGTATACGGATATTTCAGTCAACAAAGACGTATCCCACAAAAGAATTCGAAAGCCGCGATCTTTCGTCGTTATGAAAACTTAGCTGACAGTTTAACTCCTTTAAGTGAAGGCGTGACACCACCTAGTGAGCAAGTAAACAAGTTCGACGTTACTACAACCGTATCCCAGTATGGAAAAGTAGTTGAACTTTCAGACGATGTGATCATCACGGTCCAAGATGAAACAAGTAATGAAGTCGCAG